CTGAACAAATGTTTAGTTTCATGAGGTTTCCTAAGTGAGGGTACGTTTAAGTTTATTTAATTTTGCAGTTACCACTTGCTCTTTTACAAGTAATCGAGCATCAGTGTTATCTGCGTGATTTAGTTTAGCACCGATTTCTCGGAGTGCAAGTATTTGTTCCATTTCATATGGTTCGTTGTTTTTATGTAGTTTGTCATAGTATTTAGGCGGTTTTACTTTTACGCCACGTAGTATGACGTAGTCGTGTGGATACACGTCTTTTTGGTACTTTTTGTACCAATTTAGTCCTATAGCTGGTTTTAAGGACATTTTGTTGAATTCAGGGGTCATTTGTACAATTTCCCCTGTTTGTAGATCACAATATTGATAATGTTGATCTGAGTTTTTGCCAGTTTGTTTTTTCATAATGTATCGAGCCACGTACGCAGCTGACTCGAAGTTAACGTCTCCAATGGAGGAATAACCAAATGGCCAGATAGCTTCGAGGTCTTGGGATCGATATATGAGAGAACCAGAGGTAGTCCTTTTCCATAATTTTTTATCATGAAAGTCGAGTCCGAAGATACAGGCATGGAAGTGAGGTCGGCCGAAATTTTCGCCATATTCTCCAGCCATGTAATAGCTAATTTTTGTAGTTGGGTATCGTTTTCTGAGTCTTTTAATAAAGAGTTGGAAATCTCGATAATGTAGCGATTGATCGCTTGGTAGATGTGTATTGTCATATGTGAGTGTTATGAAGCAGTTGTGTTGATGTAATTGGGCTTCGTGCATGCATCGAATAGCCCATTGTCTTGATCTCTCCAGGCGGCAGCCTATGCATTGTCCGCATGGTAGAGATACGTTTTGTACTATTTCGGGGTCATTATGTTTAAAAATGACACGTCGAAATGCTTTGCCGGTGGCAAAGTTAGTTGAATATCCGCTGAGACCAGCGGATATGGGGTGAAAACATGCCATGTGAGGTAGCAGGAGCTTTTTTAGAGTCTCCAGCCCCCACGCTGGGGTGCTGAGCGCACGTTGGCGCTTTTTGTTTTATGTCCATGTTTGCGAAAAGTTTTCGCATGTTTATGTTTGGACATGTGTTTTCTTTTTAAAATCATCATTTTGCGTTTCCTTTATTCAGATTTTTGTGGTTTGGTGTCACCTAGCACAGTTACATCAAGTGGAGTAACTGTGCTTTCGGCTTTTGGTACTTCCAAAAGTCCGAGTTTTTCCGCTTCAGAGCGGTTTTTATCATCGCTTAAAAAATCGATGAGTTGAGCTGGGTCGTTTTCGAACCTAGCTCTAAGGTTCGCTGGTAAGGTCATAAATTGATCTTCTGCAGCGATAACGGCATTAAGGGCAGAGTGGTAGTCACCAATGCCTGTAAAGTCGCCATATCGTGGCGATAATGGCTGTTCGGGCAATAAGCCCGTAATATTAAATTGACGAAGGATATTATTTATATCCGTTTCGTCTTTGAAATGCTGCTGAGTCAGAGAAGGCTCCTCACAAGCCAACCCTGACTCATTTGACGCAGCATCTCTATCATAATTATAAGGAGTACGTAAAAATGGTAATTTCATTTTATCTTCCTAAAGGAGTTTTGAATAAGGGTATACCCGACACATTGTCGGTTTGTTTATTAAGGTTTCCCTTAATTTTATTTAACGTATCTGGGGACAGAATACGTTTAAGGTCCCGATACCAATATGGATCGGTACTTGGTGCAATATTGGAAATAACATTTCCGGTAGTTGCACTCGATAGCTTCGAAGAAGCTCTATAGTTTTCAATTTGAGCTTGCATTTGCTCAATTGTTTTTAGAAGTATTGGATTTTGCGCAATGATATTTGCAGTTTGCGCTTTTGCATTATCTGTTTCTGCTTGAATTTTACCGACAGTAGCGGAATTCATAGCAGTTTGAGACATAGTATTTTGTATTTGTGGGTCAACTGCTTTAGCCTGTTCTCTTTGCAGAGCTGCAGCCGAGGAAGTAGCTTGACCTTGTTGATAAGACTGGACTGCTGAGCCCAGTTTATTTTGTACTTGAGTTGTTGCGCCTGAGGGCGTTGATGCGCCGCCTTGAGAGTACGCGAGCATGGGGTTAAGACCCGCAGCTTGCATATCTTGGACGGCTCTTTGATATGAAGTATTGGACATTTGTTGCTGAAAATTCATTTGATTTTGAGCTATGTCCATATTAGTTTTATTAGCGCCTTGTTGTCCTAAAAAGGACAAGCCTCCACCGATGGCGGAGGAGACTATTCCACCAGCGCCACCGCTGATGGAATTTACGACATTATCTAAGAATCCCATTAGAAATGATCGATTAAGCCAGGTACAGAGTACATTGGCATTGGTCGGGCTTTTTTGACATCGAAAAACGAGTCAAATATGAATTGTTGGCCATTAGCAGAAGCTCCAACAGCTACCACCCTTGAAACAGGTGGATTATCAACAATAAATGTTGAATTAAGTGTTGGAGTAGACGTAAATTTTTGGGCAAGATGCCAGCCGTCAATTGTTCCAGCTGCAGTACTGCGGAACAATGATGATATACGGCTTGGATTATAGCGATATTCTGCCCAGCGTTCTTGGTAACCAAAGACGCTGGAATCAGTTGTATCGCCTGTTACGTATATTTCTTGATTGAGTACAGATTGTTCACCCAGCATAGCAAAGGCTGGGAAATAAAAGTCATATCTTGTAGAACGGCTCCACATTTTGTGGAGACCTTGTTGGTAAGTTAAATCGGCTCTTACGGATACTAATCCGATAATTACACCATGTTCAGTAAATGATTGAGTAAATCCATGATTATGAACCAGGGCAGTACCCATAGAAGCAAGGTTGCCCAAAGGGGTAGTCTGGCCTGTAAGTCCCGTACCGCTTGTTTGAGCGATCGGATTGATGTTGATAGTAGTCGTACCTCCTCCGAGGTACTCAGGACGTTGGAGACGAGAGTCAGGGCTGACCACACCAAAATGAGAACGAATAATTTCAGTATATCGAGTACCGCCACGAGCGTCTCGCTCAAGTAGTTTTTGGATTTGAAATGATTGACGTAATTGGTTAATAGTTGCAGCAGTTGCTTGTGAAAGGTCAGCATAAAGGTTGCTTATAGAAGTTGGTATATTGCCGGCACCAGTTAATGAAGCATAGCCAGGTGCAGCACCTATAGAAGGTGTACTGGTACCAGAACTATTAATATACGGATAATAATTATCCGAAGTCATAGTTCCACTGAATGTATCTAATTTAATAGCAGCTGAAGTGCCTAAAGGGAGTGTTACGCTTGCTCCCTTTTGTGGCCATGGTAAGGCCGACGTAAAGTAATCTTTACGTTTTCCACGTCGTAGTAATGTGTAATTTGTAGATGGCGTTGTATCAGGGCCGTCACCAGTATCCACAGTGACGGAATTTTGTAAGTTTTCATCACGAAACCAATCATTCCAAATAAGATTGTAGGCACGTGGCCAAAAAGCGCAGTGACTTACAGTTTTGCCGGCAGTTACCTGGCCGACAGTTGGTAATCCCATATAGTCTTGTAGGCTGCCTATTGCATAGCCAGCTGTAGGTGACACCTGTTGAGGGATTACGTAGCTGATTGAATCAGCTGGATTTTCTTGTTGTCCCATAAATTTTTGCCAATTTGACCAAATTAGGCGATTAGGAACAAAGAAAAAGAAACTATCCATAACCATGTTGTCCATGATTGGATATAGTGGTGTTGATAGACGGGCAAAAGCCGTCATATTTAGATTGAATGTATCGCCAGGCAATACTTCGTCTACGTATACAGGGACGAGGTAGCCAGCGTCGAATGTAGTTTTATGTGTTGACTGACAGTCAAATTTAGAGCGGGGTATATCCGCTTTAGGTATTGTAGTGAACTGATGTAAGTTTACTGATTGATTGCGATGCATATTTAACCTTTAGTTAAGTTGCGTGAGGGGGATAAACCCCCCCTCTACGCTTATTTATGTTTGAATTTTTACTTGCTTACCAAGTGAGAGAAGTTTAGGTAATTCGTATAGTTCGAATTGTCCAGAATTGTCATCAAAGGTTCCAAAATCATATAAGTCGAAATCATCAGGATGATTATAAAGTTGATTTTCAGGATCATTACGATTAAGTTCATCTGAGAAGCTCCTAATAGCTACACCTTGAGATGGTACGAACATTGGGCGACCGAAAGCATCGGCTGCCCTGTCTTTTACTGAACAAATGTTTAGTTTCATGAGGTTTCCTAAGTGAGGGTACGTTTAAGTTTATTTAATTTTGCAGTTACCACTTGCTCTTTTACAAGTAATCGAGCATCAGTGTTATCTGCGTGATTTAGTTTA